CATCCGCAGCGCGAAAGCCTATCGTGAACCATTCTGGCCAATCGTCCATATAGCAATCCTGTCACGCGATAACGGCGGTGTTCCTGATCAGTCCCTGCTCGACGCAATAGATCGAGAAGTACAGCAGCAAACAGTTCGATTGATGAACGATACCGTCATCGTTGAACCCGCTGTTTCGCAGACTGTCGATATAAAGGGCCGGTTCTGGATTTTACCGACTGCGTCATCAGTTGTCGGGGACACGCTCGAACCCACCTTGCGCGCCGCGTGGGACAAGGAAACCGGCATCGGTTTCGATCTGGAGCTTTCATGGATTGAATCGAAGCTTCACGTGCCCGGCATCAAAAAAATCATCATCGATGCGCCCGCTGCTTCAATTGTAGCCACCGATAACGCTGCCATCGCCATCGGGGCGATCCAACTCGACTATATGGGGCGTGACTATTGATAGAGCGCCATCACCACCAACCGCAGAACGCCAGCCGCTATGAACGGGCTATGTCTGAGTCTCTGGACC